AACTTTGAGCTTGAATGGGAAGACGATATAGATAAAGCAATCTATATCGTTACAAGTAGTGGCGCTAGAAAGCGTAAGAATGATTACCTTGCATTCATCAAGCATCACTACCCAAACATCACCAATGAGCAGATAGCCGCTGAAGGTAAACGCCTGAGAGCCGAGGTTCTCAAGCCTATGGCTCAGACATCGAACGAGTCATCTTACACAGTACCTAAGTTTAATACTTTGAGCGAACAAGCAGCTGCTCAACCTGAGGACACCGAGCCTAAAGTAGAAACACAAGAACCAGAAGTTGATACTGAACCAGAGGTGAAGACACAACCGAAGGCTAAGAAAAAGACTTCTAAAAAAGAAACAGCTAAACAAAAGGTTATTGAACCTAAGGCAGCAGAGGCAGAGGCTGAAGTAAAAAAACCAGAAGAAATAGAAACCGAGGAGGCATCCGAAGAAACATATGACCAATCGGAAGCTGAGTATGAAGCAGGGCTGAAAGGTAGGGTTCAAGCTGCTGAGCGTGGCCTTAAGTTATATCAGGAGAACTACGACAAAAAACTAGCATCAGGTCAGACAAAGAAACAACTCAGCTATCAGAAACGATTAGTCAATCAAGCCAAGAAAGAATTAGAAGAGGCAAAGGCAGAGCTTTCAAAACACGAATCTCAAAAAGCTAAACCGACTAAACCTGAGCCGACTGAGACTACTAAGCCCGACCCAACTCCCAAGACTAAGACTCCTGATGAATTCCAGTCTCAAGACTATGAGGCTATGGATTCAAAAGAGCTAGAAAAGGAAATGGTTCGCCTTGGTTCTCTTAGGGACAATATGCCAGAGGGTCAAGCTCGTGCAGCAGCTCAAGCTGAGATGGAGAAGCTAGCTAAGGTATACAACGATAGAAAGAAAGGAACACCTAAAAAGCCTACACCCTCTAAAGCAAAAGACCCTAAGGCAGGAGGTAAAAAGCCTACACCCCAAAAGACTCAGGCTGAAGAGTTAGACTTGGGAAGCGAAAAAGCTCCAAGCACAGTTAAAGCAGCAAATAAACAGATAAAAGATTTACAGTCTTTTATTGAAGAACAAATGAAGGTCGTTAAGTCCAAGGCAGAGGCCATGGAGAAAGAAGGTAGAACGACTGAAGACTTGTCGGAAGAAGAGGGTGAGGAACTTGACAGCATCGTCAATGCTATTAACGGCGCTAAGAACAGATTAGATAAGTTAAATCAAATTAGGGAAGAGCTAGACGATAAAGCACGACCAACTAAAGAACCTGAAGCAAAGGCTAAGCCAAAGTCTGAACCTAATGCTAAGAAAGAGAAGAAGCCTAAACCTACAGACGTACCAGAGGGGCTTACGAAGAAGGGTGCGTTCTATTATGAAAGCGATGGCGGTAATCCTATATCTAGGGTAGAGGTAAACGGGGAAGGCAGATACCTCACTCGTGTCCCTGATATGAACGGGGTTAAAAGATGGTTCGAGTATGGCGATGAATCGGCTGCTGTAGATGCCGCTAAAGGATACGGTGAAAAAACTAGGCAGGCTTTAATCGACAAGCTAGAAGCCGAGGCAGAAAGAAAAGCAGACGTAGAGAAGAAGGCTGAACAGGTAACTAAGGAGCAACGCCCTGCTAAGGCTACAAAGGAAGAATTGGAGCTTAACGAAGAACAGTTCGAGGAGATTGCTGAAGACATAGAAACGAACTATGGCATGAATCTCACGTTCAACAAAAGGCAGGGAGTATTAAAGATAACCCCCATTGCAGCAAGCAAACAGAACAAGCAAGCTAAGTACGAACTTATTGATGGTAAAAAGTCCGTTGCCATCAATGAACCTTTGATAGAAGGAGATGAGTCGGTTGTTGAGGCCGCGTTACGTTTAGGCAAAATAATTGAGCAGCACATCGACAAGCGGCCTAATGCTCCCGCAACAACATTTGAAATAGTTCGTGAGGAAAGCAAAGAGTTAAAGGAAGTCAAAAAGGAGAGAGAGCAAGAAGGTCAACAGTTCGCCTTAAAAAGCGTAAAGGCTAGGTTAGTTGCAGACTTTATGAAGTCTGGCTATAGCAAGAAAGCAGCCGAACAACTTGTCGATGAGAATTACACTGACAAGGAACTTTCTGAAGAAGCGATAAGGGCATTTAAGGATGTATCGCTTGAAGAAGCACAAGCAAAAGGGATAGACATTAAGTCAGTTCTCCTTGTCCCTGACATCATTACTTCTGCACAGGGCGTTGATATTGACGACACGCCTAGGATAGCACGTACTGAATATAACAGGATAATGTCTGACCCTAAGCATCATGATGCTGCTGCTTCGGGTGAAGCAATTGATATTAGTAAAAACGATATGCTTGTCTTGGAAGCATTGTTAGCAGCAAGACATTTACATTATGCAGCAAGGTACAACAATTACAACGCTCTTACTGGCAGACGATTAGAGGATGGTTCTCTAGAAAGAAAGTCTGGGAACATAACAGTAGAACAGCAACGCAAGGTTGGTAAGGAACACCGACAGATAAATGCAATGCTTTACGACCCAAATGGGAAGAGAATGTTTTCTTCTGATGGGCAGTTTGTTTTGCAGTGGGAGTACGACAAGAACAAAGTTGGTGGAAGAGTTTACATCGGCACTCCGGTCACAGGAACTAATAGTGACTTAGAAGTTCGTTGGTCTGAAGGTCATGCAATCAACTACACGTTTGACCAAATACGAGCTACTAACTGGACAAACATTCCACCAGCTACTGACTCTTCTGACTTCGCTGGTATTCTTAATGACGATATAGACATTGCTAAGGAAGAATATGTTCGTTGGATAAAAGACACTCTCGGTAAAAGAATGAAGCAGGGTGAAGGACATATAAATCAGATACGAAGAAGCCTGCCTTGGGGAGTGTTGAACCAAGAAGAACTTAAAGATTACTTTGGTGATGTAATAAAAGCCTTTAAGAAAGAACGTCTGGAGAAGCACGGCACAGAACTCCCGCCTACAAGCGACATGTCAATGATGGATATGGAGTATCTATTCTCCCCATCTGATGCTGTAGTAATTACCGATATTAAAGGAGAGGAACAGACAGGCACCAAGGAAGCCAAGGCCAGAGCATTAAAGTTCATGAAGAAGATTGCTCGTGGGCGAAAGGTAATCAAAACAAAGTATGGTTATCGTGTTCCGATTGGCAATCATGGTGATATTCACATCGCTTTCAGACAAGAAGGACTTAGATTATTCACTAAAGAGATAGCGGATAGGTATCCTCACTACACAGCCGAACAACGAAAAGCATTCATAGGGAAACGTGCAGGTGGTGTATACTTTATGCCTAAGAATTCAGATAAGACATTTGGCTTAAATGAATTAGGAATGGTGTTGGTTAATGGCGGCATTAAAAATAATGATGTCGCAGTAGCAAACATGATTCATGAACTGACTCACATGGCAGAGTACATGGGGTTCTTGGATGCAGATTTAATAAACGGATTACTTAAAAAAGCTGGCTGGAAAGGTGGGACTTCCACTCAGAGGTCAGAGCTTTTAGCGTCATTGATTGAAGGTGAATATCACTCACGTTCTAAGCAATCAAAATGGGAGCAGATAAAACAAGCCTTTAAGGATATGGTTACACGGATTCTCAATGTATTTGGGTACGGTGAGAAAGACGCAGACTTCCTTTACAGGGAACTTGTGTCAGGTAGATTGTTTAACCAATCTGCTCAGACTAGGCTGTCTCGCACTGAGTCGCCAGACAGCCCCATGAAGTTGGGAGGCAGTAAACTGTTATTTAATGTCAACCTAGAGGATGGCACACTACCTTCTGATGTTGTTAAAGACACACGTGGCAAACCAAAGCTATTGCTGCATGGAACCCCTAATAGATTCAAAGATTTCAAAGGCTCTAAGGTTGGGTCTAACACCGAGATGATAGACACCATGCAGGGAGATGCTTTCTTCTTTACTGATGGTGAGGCATTAGCACGAAATGTTGGTTCGTATGCTTCAGGGAGAAAGGCAAGCCTTCTTAAACGGTATATACGATTAAACAATCCTCTTGAATACATGGGAGATGGGCGTGGTGTCGGTATAGAGAGAATGGCTTCCTTAATTAGGAACGCCAAAAGCCTAGGTAAAGATGGAATCATTTACAGGACTAGGGGTGATTCACCTAAGACAACCTATGTTGTATTTTCTACTGACCAAATACTTATACCTACATCTAGGGTTAACGAGCAGACTGTTGGTTCAAAAAGAATTCGCCCCAACCGACTCAATGCTCGCCAGCTTGAGATGTATGAAGAGGCTGAAAAGAGAGCAGAAGAAATTTGGGAAAGTGAATACAATGCTTTAGAAACCGAATTAAGTGAACGTGCTTTTGATGAAGAGCTTGATTTGTATACAGACTTTGAATACGAATTGAAGCAGAAAGAATCTAACAAGACAGAAGAGATAGAGCTTATCATCAACGACCTCCTAGAGAGTGCTGTTATAAGCAAAGACGATTCCCGTGCAATGCTAAAGAAACTTGAGTCTTATGACAGAGTTTCTTTTTATGATGTACCCGAGGTTGCACGTGAGTTGGGTCTCAACATCATGTTAAATGATATGCCAGACATTGAAATGGATGGTGATTACAAGGGCTTCCTTGAAGACAGCATAAAGAAAGAGGCCCGGGAATCAAGAGGGTTTATCCCGGAGCCACATCAGCTTTACTCACCACCACTCCCATATGTGCAGTCAATCAAGTCAGAAGAGCAACCGGATAGGCCAGACCAATTAGCTAGCGGTGTGCAGTATGCAGTTAATAAAGCCGTGGTTAACGATGAAGCATTAAAGACTAACGCTCGCAATGCTGTCCTGCGTGACCTTGAAGCTGCTTACCAAGAAGCTGTTGATATTATGCAGGGCCGAAAGAAGCTCACCATAAACAACGCATTTCTTATCCCCGCAGTCCTTAACGCTCTGTACAAGAAGGCGAGAGAAACCGGTGATGCTTCAGACATAGTAAGGCGAGAGAGGTACGACAGACTACAGCAAATCTTTGGTTCAGAGCTAAGTGCCGCTATGAGAAGTCGGCGTGACCCTATTCAAACGGAGGCAGAGAAACGTGAGAACTGGATTCGTAAACTTCTTGAAGGGGTTACTGATGAAGACCAGCAAGCTCTTGAGGAAGGCTTGGGATATGATACGTCCAAGGACACACCAAGAGAAGGGGGGGCTGCTCTTGAAATTGAGACAGTCGAACCTGTCATTGACGAAGAGGGTGGATTTGCTAATCCTGTCCCTAAACCAAATAGCGACTCGGTTAGTGTCCTTGGAGAAGAAACAACTCAAGACAGCCGAGCAACTGGAGGAACTGGAAGTTCTACTGGAACTGGTACTGGCACAGGAGATGGAACCGGAGGGGGAACTGGAACTGGTAAGGGCAGTGGTAGCGGTACAGGTAAAGGGACTGAAGGAAAAGGAACTGGTAAAGGTGAGGGGAAGAAAGCTAATAATGCTAAAGTACAGAAAGTAATTGACACCTTATCAGACCGCCGGTCTAAACTGCACAAGTATCTAAAGTCTAAAGGGTTTGATATATCTGACAGGGGCATAGCTCGCATGAGCCAAAACCCTGCTGAATCAGCAAAGCTATTCAATGCAGTTAAAGCATTCTATCTTACCAAGTCCCAGAAAGGATACGCTTGGGCGAAGGCTTACGTTTACTTCAGTCTCTTGAGTGGGCCAAGAACATTTGTCACTAATGCTACAAGTGGAGTCATTGTCAATAAAGCAATGAGGCTTGAGAAGATGCTAGGTAGAAACCTGTTCTTTGAACTGCCTCGAAAGATAACAAAGAAGGTGGGAGGCAAGATAGACAAGAGCATTGACACCCGAGATATTCGTAAGTTCAGGGAGATACTTAAAGACAATCCAGAGCTAGCTGACTATATAAACACAGGTCTCAAGTATGCCTTTATTCAGGGGATGCAAGATTCTAACAGTATGGTTGGTAAGCTGCTGCATGGGGCACATGCTGTCTTCAAGCAGTTCAAGAAAGAGAAAGGATTAAGTGCTGAGATTGCAGCAAAGACCCTGAAGGATGGCATTGGTCACTTAGACTTAAAACACCGTGGTTTCGACAAGGAAGAGATTAACTTCCGTGAGCTAGAGAACTACGGAGGAACAGTACCTGTACCTAGTAGGCCCCAGATTGAAAACGAGATACTATTAGCTTTGCGTGCAGACGACATCATCCTAGCACTGCAACATTCCATCCTATTGCCAACACGAGTGATGATGGCAACTGACGACTTTATTCGTAACGAAGAGGCGAGGAGAGTTGTTGGGTTTGTTGCTGCTGGTATAGCTAGGAATGCAGTTGAGAATGGCAAGTTAGCTGAAGACGAAGTTGACTCATACATAATGCGACTTGTCATGGATGAACGCTCTGAAGCATGGAAGGCAGCACTTACCCACAGTAAGCAGGCCATGTTCCAAACAACAGAGCAATTCACAATGGATACTGAGGAGAAGCCTACTAAAACAGCCGCAGGTAAAGTCGGTGAAGTAAGCCGGAAATTATCCGGAAAGAGTGTCTTGGCTGATGCAGTTGTAACATTAAACACACCATTCAAGATGACCCCTACGAATATCCTGATAGAGTTAATCTCTAGGGTTCCTATTACAGGTTCGGGCGCTCTTGTTTACAGAATGAATCAGAACAGGAAAGCTGGCAAGCATCCGTTCAATGGAATCGAGGGTGCTGCATTTACTAACCTAATCCTGTCTTCATTAGTTATGTCTGCACTTATTGGTTCAGGTGATGATGACGACGAAGAATACATTGGAACCAAGGACTTCAATATAACTGGTGCAATGCCTACTAATTGGAGGGAGCGTAAGTCCCAGTACACTGCACCAACCAAGGGAGGGACTGTCACTTTATTTGGTCACACATGGGATGTAAATGAGCTATCCCCATATCTCCCTGCGGCTAATCTAGCCACGGAGTCTCACCTTAGACTTAAGAAGGAAGGGGTTGGGTCTGCTTTAGCGAGTTCGGTAAAAGAAACACTCTCCTTGGCATATACGCAGCCACACCTGCGTGTTGTACAAGACATAGGAGACATGGCAGAGGGGAAAAAGACTTTCACTGGGTACGTTATGGATAAGGCGGCAATGTTGGTTCCCAATATCATAAAGCAACCTCTGAGAGAGGGGCGTAGCTACGTAGCTCATGGTGAAGGTGATACAGCATTAGAAACCTTTGCTAACAAAGCAGTTTTACCTGACATGGTAAGAGGGGTGATGGGCCTAGACGAAACACAGCCAATCGTTAATCCCTATGGAGAGGTGGCTGATAATGAATTCGCCGATGGTGATGTTAAGAAGAAGATGGATGCCTCAGCCACAACAAAGAACCTACTTGTTCCGTTGGTGCGATACCGAGGCGAGAGAAAAGGATTTATAGGTTACGAACTATATGAGAACTGGAACAAGAAGTCAGGTGTAGATAAGAGTTATCCACGAGAAGCGTTGGGTGGACATAAGAGCAGGGCATGGAAAGACCCTAGGAAAGGTCAGATAAAACTAACCAGACCAGAGTACACCAAGTTTGCAATGTCTTCAGGAGAGATAGCAAGAACTGTAACTGAAGCTGCTATATCAAAGATAAGTGCAGCCAATCCAACCCAGTTAGATGTAGACATAGCTAATCAAATCTTCACTTATTCATCAGACTTTGTGAAGAAACATTATGTAAGGAACGAGGGTGACCTAGACCATGTGGACATCAATCATGGTGTGCAGAATGTCATGGGTCGATTGAGGGGATATGTAGGGAGGAAGAGCAATGCGAAACTCACGGAAGAAGAAAAAAAGTCGAAGGAAAGATTCTACAACGGAGGTCGGTAAGGTGGATTCTCATGGGTACTATACAAACTCAGAGGAATCGACTGAAGCTGAAATTCACGGCTTCAAAAAAGATGCCCGAGTTAAAGCACGCACAAGTAAAGTTGAGGCCAAGACCGCTGGGAAATCTGCTGTCATACAAGCTAAGGCTGACCTAGCAAATGCCAAAGCAAATAAGCGAAAATGGTTAGTAGCACTGCTTGTTGTAGGCATGGCTGTGTATATGTTTATTAAGTCTAAGATGATAGGAGTAGGATAATGGGTGCTATTAAGAACATCGTTAGTGATTTTATTAACAGCCTGAAGAACAGTAAGCGTGTGCTTACTGGAATACTTACCGTGTTGTTCATGTTTGCATATGAATACTTCGGGCTGGAAGAGAAGGGGATATCTAGGGAGTCAGTCAACAATGCCGTCATGACTATTGTGGCATTGATACTAGGCGACTCTATTCGTAGCGTTAACCCAGAGAAGGTGGAGCAATGAAGTCTTGGTACATACTACCGCTATCACGAACAAGAGTGATGGTGAGGACACGTAACTGTGCAACCTGCGTATCTGTGCAGGAACATCTAGAGTCACTGGGTTTTGTGCGTGTTCGCTTCTTTAGATTTCTTTTACACCTTATTAACTTTAAGTGTAAGGTAGTGCCTTACGATGGGAGCAGCACCCCCTCCGACGATTAAGTTCGTCGTAGGTCAGCGGTAGCTTAGGTTGCCGCTGACCGTTGGGTGCAAAATGATTATGGAAACTCAAGACTGGATAACTATAGTAAATAGTATTGGATTGCCAACGGCCTTTGTAATATTCTTAATGTGGGGGTTGTGGAGGATTTTGCGAGCAATAGCTCCGTACTTCTTAGATTCCTACACTAAGCATTGTGAGTTAATCGAAGAGCTAAAGACTAGCGTTCGTGATTGCGATAAGAATGGACAGGCTTTGCATCATGCTGCTGATGCTTTAGAGGTACTAGCACCAGCTAGCAAGAAGGAAGCTATACGCATATACACGGGGGCAATGAAAGAGGATTTGAAGTGACAACTATCAACGAGCGTGTGAAAGAATATCTAGATACTCATGAGGAAGCCTACCCTAGCGAGTTGGTTGACCTGCCTCAGTTTGAAGACCTTTCATACATGCAAATAAAGAATGCAGTATCACGGATTCGAGACCCAGAAAGAGATAGACGTTACAACAGAGAGAATCCAAACTACATGCTATGGCGTAACGCTAAGAGGCGTTCACTAGCGAAGAACATTTACTTCGACTTAAACAAAGAGGATATAGTCATACCTATGATTTGTCCAATCCTCAAGATACCAATGTTCTCTTCAGTTGGTCTTAGGGGAGGAGGGCCAGCCAGTCCTACAATAGACCGCATAGACCCACGCAAGGGTTACACCAAGGACAACATACACGTGATATGTAAACGTGCTAACACTATCAAGAGCAACGCTACCCCTGAAGAACTGAAGTTGATATGTGACTGGATAACTACCTATTGGTTATCAAAGATGGAGTAGACCTTATCAGTGCTGAATGATTTGTCTTCACGTATAAACTTCGTGCAGTGTTTCTTCATCCACTCTTTAGGGAATGTGACACCAGTAACCCGTCCACCATCACCGGACATCTGCCTTACCGTACCTTCCTTATCTTTGTCGCTCTTTACAAGGAAGCGTAGCCTTGGAGTCTCAATCACCCAAGCGCCCTCATTGGTGACAATAACCCAGTAGTCTGCCTTCGTACCCCACAGGCCACTCTCTATTCCATTACAAGACTCTTCTATAAATATGTTACCTGTGGACTCACATTTTCTGTCGTGTTTGATTTCACAAGTAAACTTTGAGTTGTGCAGGTCATATGATTTAAGCTCTGCATAATCCTTAGATGCGTTAAGCTCTGTATCAGGCCAACCCGATACCTTAAGCACATCTCTAATCATATGTTCTGCTGAACGAGCGAAGTCTAGGTCATCGTCAAAGGTCATCAACATCCTCAATTCCCCCCTCAAAGTATCCACACTCAGGACAGATATGGTTGTTCTCCACCATATCCTGTACGCCACCAAGACACTCTTGGCAAAAAGCGAATTCAATAATACCTATATATCCATGCACCCCCTCATTGCATGAAAGAAACTGTATGCTACAAATGCTGCACGTTACTATGTCTTCATTCAGAGAGTTCATTTAACTTCCTTAGCTGATACATAAAGAACCACAGCGATACTCCAAAGAGTATAAAGACAGCAGGTGTCTCAGTTAAAAAGTCACGCATTAGTAATGCCTTCATACTTAAAACACTCAAGAGCTATCCAACTTTCATTAACTCTTTGCGGGAACTCTTGGTCGGTAAACTTTATGGAGTAAGTGTTCTCACCTATCTTCCTAATGTAGTCAATGTTATCAAGTGTTATCTCGACCTTCTCGAACCGGTAAGGCTTCGGCAATTTCATTCCAATCTTTGAGGTAGTGGATAACTGCCCATGGCTTCCCATTCTTTCTATGCAGGACAACAGGAACTTGACCTGCTTTTCTGTCTCCGTCAGCTTGCTCAAGAGCGCCGTATAGGTTGAATCTTTCGACACGTTTCACCTCAAAGTGTAGTTTATCTATATCTGTTATTAAATCTGAATCACCTGCCACACCACAATACTGTTGCGCTCTTCGTGCAGTTATCCCTAAATCTTTAAGAGCCTTGGCTGCTTCACGCTCACCTCTCTTGCCCTTGTCTCTAGACATCTTACCCATCATCTTCCTTCCCGTTTGTATTTATGACTTCAACTATTGGAGTATCCCATTCGATACGAGGCTTACCCACCCACCTTCGCGCTCTCTCTTCTTCAGTCCAACTGTCCTGTATTTCAAGACACACTCTACGAATGCGTTCATTCATAAGGATAGAGGCCTCTCTCTCTGTGATGCAAGTGAGAACAACCACATCTTCGTGTGAAGGATATGGGTGCGAAAGATAGGCAGGTTCGCCCGTTTCGGAGTCCAACTTGTACTTACGTTTAATTCTATTCATTACCAACGGAACTGTTGGCGTGGAGCATCAAACCGTAGTGCAACCTTAGCTGTACGAATAGGGCCATTACGCCTCTTAGCAATTTGCATCTCGTACTTATTCTTATCTTGGTTATAACCACTACGCGCGTGCCACCAGCCAAACATAATGAGGTCAGCATCTTGCTCCAACTGTCCAGACTCACGCAAGTCTGAACCATTGAAGTGTACATTCTCTCTTCGCTCCACCTCACGTGATACCTGACACAGTGCTAACACACCGACATCAAACTCACGTGCAGCAGTCTTAATGCGTTGAGATATTTCAGTCACAGCTTCATACCTGCCATTCTTATTGTTGGTTCGTAACAACTGTAAGTAATCGACAGCTACTAACTGCACCCCCTTAGCCGCATACGCAGCTATGTTCTTCTCTACTTGTTCGATGGTGGATATATTGCGGAAGTAGAATGGAAGGCTCCCTATTTTCTTACGAGCTTCATTAAGGATAGCTTCCTGCTGTTCCTTCCATCCTCTTTCATCATTCCCCATAAGGTTCATGACTACACGGCGACCAATTTCCTTTTCGCCCATCTCCGCATTCAGCATAAGTACCGGAGTCCCTCTAGTAGCTTGATAAGTAAGCCACTGTAGGGCTATAGCTGACTTACCGTGACCCGGCCTTGCCGCTATGATTGCCATCTCGCCCCGCCCAACCCCATCAATAGATGCGTCGAGTGGAGCCACACCACTGGCTAAGTAGTGTGCAGTACCCATACCTGTTATAAACTTCTCTGCACAGGCGAAGAGGGTTGACTCTTCGCTCTCCAAGTCAGTCCTCTTCACTTCAGCCTTCTTACTGGTGTGCTTATAGGCATTATCAACCGTAAGCTCAACCCAACTATCAGGCTTCTTGTACCCATTCTCTTTCATCCATACCTTAATGGAAGTGATGATGTCATGGGTAGGTACTCGGTTATAAACTAAGTCCCTAGCAATTGCGTACACCACATCCGATTGGCTGTTGTTGCTGAATGATTCAGGGACAATCCCCTTCCAGCTCCTTGCTGTGTCGGAGTTAACAACAGCGACCAGCTTGGCTACGCTCTCAGGCAGGTGACTATACTCTTGAGTACCGTCATCTACACTCTCTTTATACCCATAAGCCAGCACAATGTCATCTAATTCTTTTGCGCTTATAGTCTCAACGTCATCAAGAGTAGCATCCTCACCACTAATCGGGTCGATAATCTTAGAGTTTTTCCAGAATGGTAGCCTTACTTGGTTACCTATTCCTCCCTCACGTAGCTTCTCCTGACGAGGATAGATTTCCTTATATCCGATATTGAGTTTACTGTCGATTCCTTTCCAAAGGTGGATGGCTTTTGCCGCATCAACTGACTCTGAAAAGAACAGCCACACGTGAGCGCCGCTGCCACTACTACTAATTTCAAACACAGGGTCGAGACCCATTTTCTGTAGGTGCTTATATGTCGCAAGAGATTCGTCCTTCCATTTAGGGTTGGGGCTGTTGTCATGATTATCAAAGTCAACGCAGGTGCATTTGACCTGATTCTTTTCGTCCATGAGGTAAACGCCATAGCACTCTTGCTGTTCGTTTACATGTTTAGTTAGATACGTCCTTGCATCCAACTGCATCTCTACTGGTCGAGGGTTAGCTCCTATAGGCTGAACTGCTACAAGGCCACCACGTCCAGAGAATAGCTTTAATGTTTGTTCTGCTGCTGCTAGTTCCATAATTGGCTCCTTAAAAAAGTGCGGGGGAAGATGCCTCCTCCCCCACACAAACGAGATTACTGATTAGAAGGAATGTCCTTCTGAGTTATCGGGTGCAGCACCCGTGTCAGCCTCTCCCGTAGCAGCAGTATTAAAGTGTGAACCAAAGAGGTTGTTGAGGTTCATGAGGTCAGGCGTATCCATCCTCACTCGTGCAGTAGTGCTACCACCTGAGTTAGGGCGTGACACACGCCAGCTCTCCCACTCGCCATCATACTTGTTGTAGAAATTGGCACGTTTACCAACCAAGCTAATGTGATTAGGGTCGCCTTCATCTATCTGACTAGGCTGTCCGTCGAATCCAAGTGCGGCCAAGTCCTTTGCAGTCCACTGAGCTGACTTCTCAGTAAGTAGCATGTACACAGTACGTCGCACGGGGGCAGGGAAGTCGAACTTGGAACCGTCAGCATTAATCTGACCGAACACGTTGATTTCCATCCACACCTGTGGATAACCAGACTTCTTAGTTACAGTTAAACCGTGACCTAGAACTTCACCTTCATAAACTCCAGTTTCTAATTGCGGCATCTTTAATCTCCTTTTCCTTAATTATTCTTTGCCACTAAAAAATTTGCCCAGCCTTCTTTAGCTGAGTTTCCAAGACTAAACATGGTAGGCATGTTATGTCTATTCTTAGCATCCCATGATGCTGTACGTTGAGTGTAGGCGACACGCATGTCCCCACCTTTAGCTTTGTTCTTAAACCCTTCAGACGTTACAGTCGTGTGGTAGTTCATGAACAAAATAATATCAGCCCATCGTGCGGTACAAGCCCACACATTCTTGTGCATGTCAGGCGTATACCTGTCATAGTCCTTGCCTTCAGGGTTACTGAACAGCTTAACTTGAGCATGGGCAATCCCTATTATAGCCAAGCCTTTATCACGGATAGCATCCAGCCTAACAATCATAGACTCCCATTCCTTGAGGGTGGCAGTGTAGCCAGCGCCATAGCTCATGAATCCAGACGTACCCCAATCACCATTGAACTTAGTTTGGCATACGTACTCAGAACATAGTTCTGCTAGCCCATTCATGCAATCTATAATCAAAGCCCTTGCACCAGAGTCTCCCTGTTCAATTGCTGAGAGTACATCCAGATAGGACTTCCAATCTTTGACCTCGGGGAAATGTCTCTTAGGTTCTAACGCTCCATTGTTAATGAGTGTATTTAGACCTGTCTCTCCTCTAGTCATAATCACTAGGCAATCAGGTGCTTGGGCAGCGAAGGATGTTTTACCTATCCCCTCAACCCCATACACAATCATAGCCTCGGGTCTATTATCGACCTCGGTGGTGATTTGGCTCAGCAAGTTATTCACTTGCTCTTTGCTTACAACCTTAGTTGTCATCGCTTTCTCCTTTATGCTTCCAGTATTCTTCTAACGCTAGATGAATAGCTGAACCGAATGTTAGAGCTGCTGAACTCGGCCTGTCCGGTTCAATCTTACGCTCGTATCTATAGTAATACTTCCTTCTGCACGACATAAAGCATGATGCCTTACTGTGAGAAAGAGAGTCATCTCCTGATGTTTCACCACCCTTACGTTCACGCCAGACAACATCACCTTCATGGCTTACGCCCCTGCACAGGGGTAAGTATTCGCATGGTGAGTTGTATGCGTTGCATGAGTTAGTGTTTTGATACCACGCTCCATCAGCCCTAGCCCTGTTAATATCAGTGGCTATCTGGTGTAGCTGTATGTATGTATCTTTGAGTGCCTCACGGGAACGGGTGATGTTACCTACACGCTTGAAGTATTTATCATGCTGTGTAGTCACCGTGTACAGGCAGCGTAGGAAGTAGAGGCGTATGTCTTCCTTTGCTGGTGGGTCTGTGCTGCTCCAGTCAACACCCTCCCCTACTGGATAACCGTAATATGTACCACTCTGTACAAGCTCTGTGCGGCTCCCTAACGCATTCTTAGCTGTCCCTATAGGTAGCGACTTAGGCTTGATTGAGAGCTTCCTGATGCAGTCGTAGACGGTTTGAGATAGTGGTCTTTCCTGTAAGTGTAGGGCTAGGTGATACCTGCTTAGTTGAGACTCATGCCCTAGCTTAAGGAAGTACGGGTGGTATTCATCGGTTAGGTCAACGGTGGTAGTCTTATGCTCCACCATTACCAATGGGTAACCGTACCCTTTAACCAGAGTGTCTACCTTTCCTTTGTACTTCCACCCTGTTTCACCTATCTCGAATCCTACTATCTCTTCAACTCCAACGGTCTCCCACTCTTGGTCACCCCACTTGAGTGCGTACCCAGTTATAAGGGCTTTAGCCTTAGCTAGTTCGATGGCATCCAGTTCAGATAATTCAAGAGACTTCAGGCTCCGTTCCAGCGCGTCCATCTTCCCCTCCTTCCTTTGGGTTAGTAGCTAACTCAGCAAACATAAACAGACAGTTCATATAACTGGTGTCACTGTAAACTTCCACACCCAGTGGTGCGATTAGCTTGTATAGTCCGTTGTCGTTGTAGATATTCCACTCACCTTCACGTGAGTCGTTAGTCATTGGGTTGTCCTGAATCATGATTTTATTTACTTTTCCTCTCTTGTCAACACCCCCTCGGTTGAGATAAGGTGTATGTATAATGGTTAAGCTAGTAATAGCACTTAGCATATTGCTGGTTATCGGCGACAGCCGATACAAGCACAATACATACGGGCTAGCGCGCTAGCGTTCAGCCCCACTAGCATGATGAAAGATTGTTGATATAATACACCTGTTAGTCCTTAGGCTAGCGGGTGTAGCCTTGTCCTTCGCTCCCCGCTAGCCTTTCTCATTAGAATTCTTCAGGGTATCTATCTTTTATATTCTGAATAGTTTTATTCTGCTGCTTAACTCTACGTGCAGCTAACTCATTGTTGCGTTTTATACATATAGAGTTGTAGTCTTCTTTCCAGTTAAGAGTGCATTGTCCTTCCTTGTAGTTATTCATGTAGCCACGTATAGAATCGTAGGTGAAGAAGGAACTCTTGCGAGTACGTAATCCCCAAGCATTTAGCTTCTTAGCTATGGCAGTAAACCCAACCCCCTCCACCTTGTGCAGGTAGAGAATGACAGCTAGGTTAGCCTGCTCTTTAGGGAAGGGGATTAGTTTCTTAGTACCTTGCTGTACCTTCCAACCGTATGGAGCGTTAACTCCCATCCTTCTGTTCTCCTTTTTCATCCTTTCCCTAGCCAATCGCATATCAGTTAGGTTTGATTCTCTAGCGACTTGGATGATGTTGAGTATACATTTCAAGTGTCCTCCAGAATCCTCATGTATCTCGCAGTAATCTCTTATCTTGTTAACTAATAGTGAGTCGTGCATTTATCCCTCCAATAAACTCTTGATAACTGTTGCTCTCTCAATTGCATCCACTGTTTTGTAAGCACCTTCACGCATGTATAACTTTCGATACAGTTCCTTGAATGCGTCTTCAAGTGTGCTGTAGTGTTGCCAACCTTCATCAGATAGCTGTGCCTGTAGGTCTTCATCTATACTTACATTGCTACTCATAAGCTGTAGTCCTCCTGTGCAGGTAGACTAAGGGCTTCTAGTATAGAGTCATAGCAGTGCGCCTTGTGGCTCCAACTTTCTAGTACACCTATGGTTTCTTCCTTGCTGAATGGAATCTCTCTGTCATAGGCATCCTCCCCATGTATCTCCTCATAGATAGCACGCAGGTGACAGAGGGTACTTTGGATATGCTTCTGTGATTCCTTGATAGTATTGACAAGGGCATCCCAGTCTTCAAACTTTAGATTGTGCCAGTTGACCCTCTTATGTATATCTACAATTACTTCATCCAACATGTAGAGGGAAGTCTCAAGGGGGTTTAGTTTCTTAGTGTCGTTCATCGGCTAGTCCTTTCCATTAGTTTGTGTGTTAGGTATCCCACTGGTATGAGTAGGATGGGTATAAGTATCCACTGTATAAATTCTTCAGTCATGCCAAATCTCCAGCAGGGTTTTAATGGCACTCCATCCTTCTTCGACAGAGCGTTCTATGATGTTGTCTTTATGCTCGGATAAAAACTCTTCGCATTGTTTCTTAGTCCAGTCAGGCCGTACACTTTGAATGTCTTCGACTTGCCAAACGATAGTGACTTTGAACTCTTCACTCATTGTCAGTCCTTTCCTTTGTAAGCATCTAGTTCTTTATCAACACATTCATAGATTGAGCTTATGTCGTACTTTTTGCAGTCGTGTAAGTGGATGTATTTTGCATGTTCCCTAGTTATTGAAGCTAAGGCTCTAATTATCCTTAGTTGAGATTCGTAGGGAACCTCCGACCATAAGTGGTATTCAGCTGTTGCTCTAATCATTCTTCTGTCCTTTCTGTAAATGGTGTTCATGCCAATCTTCACCCCACCAATCAATGAGGATGTTATCGGCTTCTTCGCAAATGTCAGCCAGTTTGTCGTAAGGGCTAACGTCCATGTTTTCATTTATGTAGTGTCCATTGTCATTCTTTGAGGCTAGCTTTCGCACAAGTTGCATACACTCGAAGTAGCCTATGTAATCTTTTGAGTATTCAAGTTCGTATCTAGGTGGCATTGGTTAGTCCTTTCTATTGGGGGATTACGGTGTAGTATTCATTCTCATTCTTTACCGCATTGATAAACTTAAGTGGGCAGGCCTTGTCGTACCATTCCTGCACAGTTGACTTTGCTTCCTTGTGGTCATCTACCAATATCGGTTCATAGCCCATATCAATAGCGTCTACGTGTGAGTCCACATCCAAGTTGATGTATATCTTGTGGCATCCATCCCACATGATTGAGTAAGCGTCTTTACATGCTTTAGTTAGTTTGTTGAGGTAGTGGTCAGGTTTCATTTGTTTAGTCCTTTGCTTTAGTTGTTTGGGTTTGTTTTGCTCCAGTCAGGATATCAACTACTGCGTACGCAATATAGATACCCGTCAGGATGGCCGTATACGCCTCCAGAATCGTTTGTGTTCCTGTACCCATATCGCTACACCTCCAGCAATGCGTGTACCATAGGCAGGCAGCCTACCTCATTCCACGTCATTGCTACCAGTGGTGCAGACTCTATAGTGTCATTGCCTCCATTGATTACGAATGAGTCACATAGGTACGGATTGTAGTACACTTGCTTAACCCTGCTTGGTGTAGCACGGTAGAAGTGGAACTCATCCATGTTGTCAGTTACATATCCCTGTATTAGTGCGTGTACATTCTTAACCTTAGACTCACGTACCTTATCACGCAGTGCTACACTCACATGGAATGTGCAGTCACGTAGGTTGATACGTTGAGTATGCCCAACCACTACCCCGTCTTGCTTGACGGAGTAGCAGTCTTTGTGCAGGTTGCGATATACCTTTACAGGCAATGCAGGGTTAAGTGTTCTATCTTTGAATGGTGTATAGGTATCCATTAGTTGTCCTCCACTTCTACTTGTTTCTTGGAAATGAATAAGTCTTCATAGTGATACTCACCACCGTAGTAAACTTCGACCAGTGCAATAGGGTCAGTACGTTTGTGGGATATAGTACCCATATCAGTAACCCAAGCTGAATCAGTACACATATACAGTTGATAGTTAGGTATCTTCTTTGCGTGATGGATTCCCATCATTGACTTCATAGTCTTGAATACTTTGTCACGGTCATAATCCCTACACCACATACCATCAGTGATTAGTATGTATGAGTTCATATCACTTAGACTTCCACGTACATTCTTGTACTGTTTTTCTTTTGCGATAGTTTCGTTAGTCATTAGTCAGTCCTTGCTTAAGAGTTAGTTGTTGTCCACTTAATATATTATCGGCACAATTGCTGTAGCCACAAATCATGTTGGTTAGTTAAGTGTTTGCCTACCCCACTTATCTAGCTTGAGTGGTTTGGATTTAGAATCCCAAGCATCCTTAGTCATATCGTCTATCCAATCCATAGCAAAGACTATCAATCTATTGCGTACTACATCACTCAATGGTAAGTCGGTTATCTCTTTGTACTTAGCATTGAGTAACTCAATCTGTTCAGGTGTGATGTTAATCTTGAATTCATCTATGTATATGTAATCATCTGGCATATCTTTATCCTTATGTTGTTTTCTTCCAACCTAATCTTACGTGTGTATCATGAGCAACTCGTAGCTCGAACGCTAAATCTTTCTCACCGAATTCCATCAGCATCTTGATTACTTCAAATATCTTTTCGGATTTTTCTATTTCATTTTCATTTGGCACTTCAATTCTCCCTGTGTTGATTGTTAAAGAGTGAGTAGTTTAACCACATACTCAGGTGGTCAAGGACTATCCTTACATAGCTAGTGCTAACTCAGCCGCACGTGTTACATCCTTATCATCCAGTGCAGTAAGCATACGTTGGAATGATTGAGGCTTACCATTGCGGGACTTGTCATGCTGAGTATATCCCTGCACACCATTGAATGCTTCCCATGCACTCACGACAGGTGTGGTAAAACTCATTAGGTCACGTCCTGATTCTTTACGTTCACGCCATACCCGTGTGTAGATAGACTCGGCACGTTTACGGTAGATAGTTTCGCTACGTGTACTACCTGACTCAGGCTCACCATACAATTCCTTGAGGAACTCAGCTAGGTTAACCTCACGATTCTGCATAGCCATTACAGTATCACTAAGATTCTCCCAACCCTCACGCAATCCCTGCATCTGCACAATCAAGTCGTCAATCTTTCCACGCAGTGAGTGAGTATGTTTAATCTTCACCCGTGTACCATTGACCATTGATAGCATAGCCATGTTCTTACATAGGTCACGCCAATATCCTAACGCTGCCTCGAATGCCTTGCCGTTATAACCTGCACGGATTAGTAGCCGTGGGAATATGTTATCATTCGTACCGTAGATTGACCTACGATAGGCAGTGGTTGGTGCGATAGATACAAAGTGTCCGTTATTCCAGTGGCACTTCAAGTCCACCTCACCATCGAATGCTCTACTCGCTGCATCAGTCAGGGCTAGTACATCATCAGTAGTGTGAGGCGTGTACCTATCTGTCACACTAGCACCGTCGATAATTTCAAAGTTATCATCACGTACTAATGCGTACTTACCTGATGGTACATCACGGAATGTATCATGGTCATGAATATACATCTCATGCTTATCAACACTGAAGTTGAATTGTCCACGAATAGTCTCAGCAATCTTATCTGCTTTCAAGTTGTTAAAGTTCATTGCGTTTAGTCCTTGCAATAGAGTTAAAGAAGTTAGTTGTGTTTACATTACTTGTATATGTAGAAGTGTTGATTCAGTCTCACGTAAGTCTTCAATGTCCGACTCACTCAATGCATAGCTTGAATGTTGTACAGTCCATGAGATTCTTGAGTCCATCTCAGAATGAATCCAATCTTCCATCTCGTAGTGATTGTCAAACTCTTTAACCGTAGGGTTAGAGTCCAGTGAATCACAAGCGTAAGTTACTTTGTACCTAGCCATCAGATTCATTCCTTTTCAGCCTCCGAATTCAAAGCATTCGTAAAGAGGTCGCCATAGTAATCTAGTTCTGCCTGCGACATAGATGCCGCACCAGTCAAAGTTATCGTGCAAGCACCGTCTTTGTCTAGGAATATATGACCCTCCGAATTATCAAAGCAATGTGGTTTATATTTAGCAAATGTAGTCATCTCAATGGAGTCATCTTGTATAAGTTGTGCTACCCTATTTTGAAACCAACCCAGTGCATCAGCACGTTCATCATCAGGTACAGTAGCTAAGAGTACAGCCCATATTTCAGCACGTGAAATTCTCACAGTCCAGAATTGTTTCGGTTCAGTTT